AGAAAGACAAGGCGGTGACGCCGCTCATGTGCATCATGCAGCGACTGCACCAAGACGACCCCAGCGGCATGCTGTTGCGACGGTACAAGGACACCATACGGCATATCTGCCTGCCTGCCGAGCTGACCGATATGGTCAAGCCAGCCAGCCTGAGGAAGCACTATCGTAACGGCCTGTTCGACCCGGTCAGACTCCACCGCAAGATTCTGACTGAAGCCAAGAGCAACGGTGAATTTTACTACAGCGGCCAGTTCTTGCAGCACCCGGTGCCTGCCGGTGGGCTCATGTTTAAGATCGAACGAATACGCATAGACACCCCGCCGACCGAATGGAAAACACGTGTGCGATACTGGGACAAGGCTGGCAGTCACGACAGCGGGGCGTACACCGTCGGCGTACTGATAGGCAAGGACAAGAACGACCACCTGTGGATCCTCGACGTGGTGAGAGGGCAGTGGGACGCAGCGGCAAGAGAGGCCCGCATAAAGCAAACCGCCCTTCTGGACGGCAAGACCGTGGTGGTGGGAGTGGAGCAGGAGCCCGGCAGCGGAGGCAAGGAATCGGCTGAGAACACAGTGAAAAACCTGCTCGGCTACCGCGTGAGACTCGACAGGCCAACAGGCGACAAGGTGTTGCGTGCCGACCCGTTTGCAGCTCAGGTCAACGCCAGCAACGTCAGTATGGCAGCCGGTCCGTGGAACGCAGCCTACCTCGAGGAGCTTGAATACTTCCCGCAGAGTCGGTATAAGGATCAGGTTGACGCCAGCAGCGGCGCGTGTTCGCTGCTGAGCAACGCCGGTTATGGAATTGGCGTAATGGGTGTGTGGTAATATCTAAACGAAAGAAGTTCGTCATGGACAATGGACAAGTATGTCATGGGCAGCACGAGAACAACTGGCCCGCCTATGTGATTGCAGGCTTTGTGGTTGTGGTGGCCGTTGTATGGCTGGGAGCGATGATCTGGTCGCTCTGTTGGTGAAAATATGAATAACGAAGCTACACAAAGTCACAGCGAGAAAGAGCTGCAAGCCGATAATCCTGAAGGTCGCGTGGTGAGTCTGCGTGGACAGGGTAGGCTGGTAGTCGGCGAGACGTGGCCAGCAGGGCCAGAGCAGAAAAGTATTGACAGCGACGAAGACGACCGATAGGCTCTGCGGGCGAGTTGCAGTTATGCAAGGAGATTGCTATGGCCAGCAAAAAAACAGCGGTGCCAAAGCTCAACGCTGAAGTCCAGCGGCGGCTGTCTACGGCCCTTACAGAGTTCATTTCAAATGAAACCATCCTTCGTCGCGAAGCCATCGAAAAGCTGCTCAACCCCGGCAAGGACATCGACTTCGAATGCGGCTACCCCGACAGCATAAGCGATGCTGAGTATCGCAGAATGTACCGCCGCGAGGGTATCGGGCGCAGGGTAGTTCGCATGATGCCTGAGGAATGCTGGAAAAGCCCGCCAGCGATCTACGAGAACAATGATCCGGCAGAAACCGCTTTCGAGCAGGCGTGGGATGCCATACAGACCAATCACAAGCTGTTGCAGTACATGCAGCGGGCTGACATACTGAGCGGTATCGGCTCGTTCGGGCTCATAATCTTCGGGCTGCCTGATGGCAAAAAACTGAATCAGCCGGTGGACGGCATTGATCTTCGAACGGGCGAGGCAATCGGCAATCGCACCAAAGCCGAGCGCGACCTGCTGTACATCAAGACGCTGGATTCATCTGTCGTGGAGATCAGCCAGCGTGAAATGAACGAGACGCACCCGCGCTTTGGCTTGCCGATCATGTACGGCATACAGTTCGACACCGGTGGTAACACGCAGAGAACAACGCATGTTCATTGGACGCGAGTTATCCACATTGCCGACAACCGCGAGAGCAGCGAAGTCATGGGCACGCCGCGACAGGAGCCGGTATGGAATCGACTGCTGGACATACGCAAGACGCTGGCGGGCAGTGCTGAGATGTTCTGGAAGGGAGGCTACCCCGGTCTGGCAGCGACGTTCGATCCGAAGGTCGTGACGCCGGACATGATACAAGACCAGCAGTTCCTGACCGCCATCCAGCAGCAGATGAAGACCGAGATCGACAAGTGGCACAACTCTTTGCAGCGAGTGCTTGCCCTTGTAGGTATGGACATCAAGAGCCTTGCGCCTCAGGTGGCTGATCCAAGTCCGCACTTGGAAGGCCAGCTCAAGGCGGTGGCCCTGAGTCTTGGAATACCGTATCGTGTGTTCGTGGGCACAGAGGAAGCAAAGCTCGCCAGCACGCAGGACGCCGGAAGCTGGAACTCGCGAGTGAGCAACCGGCAGGAATACTACCTCACTCCCATGCTCATACGACCGACCATAGACAGGCTCATAACGTATGGCGTACTGCCGCAAGCCGAGTACATCGTGGACTGGCCCGACCTTAACGCCAAGAGCGAGAAGGAGCAGGCAGAGGTGGCTCAGTTGACGACAGAATCGCTGGCCAAGTACGTCGCCGGTGACGTGGCAAGTATCATGGAGCCGTTCAGCTTCTTGACGATGGTGCTGCACCTGACCGACGAGGAGGCCGACGCCGTTATCAAGGCTGCTGAGGAATACGAGGATGAGAATATCCCTGAGGAACCAGCACCTCCGCAGCCAGTGGATGAAGATGCAGTGCCCGAAGACATCGTTGCAGCGTAATGGCCCGAGCGATAGACCCATCCCGTACGATTCTTCTACGGCGTCAGTTCGAGCGAGACATCGCCAGACGCCTAAGAGCCATTGCAAAGGCTGCCCGCCAGCTTATCGTGGCAGAAGACGCCTTCGGTATTGCTCCACGCAAACCACTGAAACTGAGCCAACAGCAGTATGCCTTTCCGACTAACAGCCAGAAGATTCAGGCGTTTCAGGGATGGCTCGTGGCCCAGCAGCAGGCCGGACTGTTGGAAGTTCGCAACGACGGAAAGCCGTGGAGCGACACCTACATCGAAAGCACCTATAAAAAAGGGCTGGCCCGCGCCTTCGTAGACGCCAACAAAGCCCTGTATCTTGAGCCGAGTGACATATTCACCGGCACCAAGGAAGCGTTCCTTCGAAGCACGTTCTTCCAAGCGGAAACCGCCGATAAGGTGCAAATGCTTGCCACTCGATCGTTCGAGCAGCTCAAGGGTATCGGCCAAGCGACGAGTCAAAACCTCAATCGCATATTCAGTGAGGGCCTTGTCAATGGATACGGTCCCGAGAAGATCGCACGCAACATCGACAACTCGATCAGCAGCATAAACCGCATCAGGGGTAGACGAATAGCACGCACCGAGCTGATCTACGCCCACGCAGAGGGCCAGCTTGACGCCTTCACAAAACTGGGTATAGACGAGGTGACGGCTGAAGTAGAATGGCTCACCGCCCAAGACGACAAAGTGTGTATAGAATGCCGTAGCATGTCAACCGACGCGAACGGCAACCGCATAATCTACAAGGTCAAGGATTCACACGGCCTCATACCGCTGCATCCAAACTGCCGCTGTGCGTGGAAGCCGCACATCGAGGTACCCAAGAAGAAAAAGAAAACAGCATGAGTGGCAAGACGGCGATAAACCAAGCATGCGACGTAGATTACGTCAAGCGAATGCTCATACGCATGCAGCAGCAGAATACCTATGGGCACCTATGCGTACAGTTTCAAGAGGGCGTCATGCAGAGCATTGAGACTCGGACGATAGAATGGCCGCCCAGCCGCAGAACGGCGTGCAGAGAAAAAACTATCAAAAAAAAACTTGACGACACTGAATAGATTCACATAATCGTCTTCGTGACCTTCGCAGGGCGGTATAGGTTAAACCCTGCTACAATGAGGTATCTGAGCAACAGGGCCTCACGCTTAAAACGCGTGAGGCCCTTTTTTTTTGGAGAAATGGTTATGCCGTTCCCAAACGAGCACGCAGCCCGGCAGACCTCACCGACCCGCTACAAGAAGTTTCGCCGCCAAAAGAACAAGTTCGGACAAGGCGTCGACGCCATCTGGGGCGTACTGGACGACGGCAAGACGGAGTTGCAGTCCATCCGCTTCGACAAAAGCAAGTTTACCCCGGCTCAGGCGAAGGCATGGCTCAAGGAGCACAAAATGAAGACCGGAATCGAAGCAGCCAGCAGCAAGGCCAACACAAGCCTGAATCACATCACCGTCAATTTCCGTCCAGAGATGCGTTACGATGAGATGGAGGGACGCAAGTACCTTGTAGTTCCAAGCATACCCATCGTCGAGGGCGTGCACAACGGCAGCGGCGGTGCGCTCTATTACCCCGGTGAAGAGTTAGCCAAGACACCGCAAGTATGGAACCACAAGCCAGTTGTAGTCTACCATCCAGAAATCAACGGCATGGGCGTTAGCGCCTGCGATCCAGCCGTACTCACCGCCCGCAAGGTGGGCGTCATGATGAATACCGAGTACGCGGACGGCAAACTCCGAAGCGAGCTATGGCTGGATGAGGAACGCTGCAATCTGGTGGACAAGCGAATCCTTGAGGCCGTGCAGAACAACAAAATGATGGAGGTCAGCACCGGCCTGTTCACCGACGACGATTACGAGCAAGGCGAATGGAACGGCGAGCAATACGAGGCCATCGCCCGCAACTACCGGCCCGATCACCTTGCCCTGCTGCCCGACAAGGTTGGTGCGTGCAGCATTGAAGACGGGGCTGGATTCCTGAGGGCAAACGAGGCGGCGGCCGGCCAGCCGTTCATAAGCCAGCAGTGGGCTGATACGTTCTTCCCGGCGCTCAACGCGGTCGGCATAGACACCGACAAGCTCACGGCCCTTGAGCTCAGCCACGACCAGACCAGAATGCAGATCGCCTCACTGCTCAGGAACAAAAGCCCAAACAAGGAGGCGTGGGTCGAGGACGTATGGCCAAACTACTTCATCTACGCCGCCGACGGGCGGCTTTACAAGCAAGCGTACAAGGTGAACAAGGATGGGGTGGTGACACTGGAAGGTATCGCCGCTGAGGTAGTGCGTGTAGTTGAATACAAGCAAGTTACGTTAACTAAGAGGAATAAGTCTATGGACAAGAAAGAGAAGCTCATCAAAGCCATCATAGCCAACGAGCACATAGCCTTTGGCGAGGATGACGCCGAGTTCCTTGAGTCGTGTGACGTGGAGACGCTTGAGAAGATGAACATCAAGCCCCCGGTCGCCAACGTCAAGGATGAACCCGCACCGAAAGAGCCTGCGGCTCCGGTGCTCAATCAAGAGCCCACTACGCCGAAGCCGAAAACCGTGGCTGAGTTCATGGCCGATGCGCCGCCTGAGATCAAGCGAGTGCTGACTAACGGTCTCAACGCCCACAATGCTGAGGTCAAACGACTGGTCAACACGATCACGGCCAATCCATCCAACACGCTGACGGAGCAGCGACTCAACGGCATGGACGTCGAAGACCTGCGGGCCATCGCCGCGTTGTCACGACAGCCGGGCGACGACGGAGTGCAACTGTTTACCGGCCAAGGTGACGTAGTAGCCAACGCAAATGTTGGTCCCCTGCCAATACCACCGGCCATCGTAGGGGCAGCGCAGAAAGCCGACTGAGTCATGCCGGTGACAACCGCGAGTGAATTTACAGAAAGGTAGAAACAATGGCAATAAAGCGAATCCATTCAAAGGGGCCGTACCGCTACGAGGAATACGTGACTCTCGGTGCCGTCAGCCCCGGTATGCTGTGCGAGCTGAATGCCAGCAACCAAGCAATTCCTCACGCCGAGCAGGGTGGCAGGTGTGAGGCGATGTTCGCCCAAGAGGACGCCCTTCAGGCAAAGGCCGTGGGTGACGCCTACACCACCGGCACCGTAGCGGGATTCATCCTACCCAACAAGGGCAGCGAGGTGAATGCCCTGCTGAAGAACGGCGAAAGCGTAGCTATCAACGCCGAGCTTGTTAGTGCCGGTGACGGCACACTGCAAGCACGCGGCAGTTCGGGTAGTGGCGTGACAGAGTGGCAGACCGTGGCAATCGCTATGGAAGCCAAAACCGCAAGCGGGAACACCTTGATGAGAGTCCGTATCGTCTAACAACGGATCCGACCAAGCTGTTCACAGTTAACGAAAGGACATACAATGTTGACAGATTACATCCAAGGTAAGACGGCGCATGGCTCCGTCGCATCCCGCCTGCTCAAGTGCAATGGTGACCCGTTGTCTCTTAGGCCATTCATAGGGCATGATGGGCGGGCCTATGTGCTCAAGATGAACTCCGACGGCAAGTTCGTACAGCAGCCGGTCTTCAACGCCGACGCCACGCTGAGGCACGAAGAGTGGCTGCATATCGACCAAGCCGTTCAGAAGGTGGCCCGCGAACGGCTCAGGCTCGTTGAAGACCTGCGTAGCCGCAACCTGACTTATAACATTCCGAACGGAATGGGCAGCCCGGTCATGCTGAGCGAGAAGCAGTCAGACATCAACGACGCCGACATCAGCATGGACGCCCTGCGTGAGAACGCCAACGACCGCCCGGTGTATGACACCGATTACCTGCCCCTGCCGATCATCCACAAGGATTTTCACTTTTCGGCAAGGCAGTTGCTGGCCAGCCGCAACGGCAACACGCCGCTCGACACCAGCATGATCGAGATGAGTACGCGCAAGGTGGCTGAGACGGCTGAAAAGCTGGCGATTGGCGTCACCACATACGGCACCTACGGCAGCGGCACGATCTACGGCCTGACGAACTTCCCGTCTGCAACGACCCGCACCCTCACCACGCCGGTTGGCAACGCCAGCACGCGCGGCGCCACGCTGTTGACCGAAGTGCTGGCCATGCGGCAGGACGCCTATGACGCCAACTATTACGGCCCGTTCATGCTGTACAACTCGCCCACGTGGGATCAGTACCTCGACGAAGACCTCAAGGCCAACAGCGACAAGAGCGTTCGTATGCGGCTGAAAGAGATCGAGGGCATTGTGCGCACGCTGGACTACCTGACCAACTACGATCTCGTGCTGGTGCAGATGACCAGCGACGTGATCCGCGAGGTGATCGGCATGGACATTCAGGCGATCCAGTGGGAGACAGACGGCGGCATGAAGATCAACTTCAAGGTCATGGCGATCTTGGTGCCCCAACTGCGGGCCGATTACAACGGCAACTGCGGAGTCGTCTACGGCAGCGTGTAAGCCGGTAAGTAAACAGGTTTGAGCGCATAGAAGAAAGGAAAACAATGAACCTGTACAAGGTACTTGAAGGTCGGCACGTAGAAAACGGGCGAGTCTACAGCAAGGGCGATGTGGTCAAAACCGAGCGTGAGCTTGACAAGGTCTTTCCCCGGCTGACAAAGTTCGCCCGCGTGACGCCAGAAGATACTGAGGCTGAGGGCGGGGCTGGTGACGGTCCCGCCGCTTCGGCTTATGGCACCGACGTGACAACGCTAGCCATAAGCGATGGACTGCCGGAACACATAAGAGTCTTTCAGAAGGGCTCTTGGTTCCACGTCGTTGACACGTCCAACGGCGTCGCTCTCAACGACAAAGCCTTGCGAAGTCAGGAGCTTGATGAGTTTCTAGCGACGGTAAAGGCCCAGTTGGCTGAAGAATAAGGACAGCGAGGCATGAATGCAGTGGCAGCCGGAACCATTGTGGCAAGATCAGGACGCGTTCGTTCTTGGTGGCGGGCTCAGCCTGAAGAACATGCGCTTCGATTTTTCAATACTGGAAAACGAGCGTGTGATTGGCTGCAATGACGCCTACAAGCTCGGTCCTGCTATTTGCAACATCTGCGTGTTTGGCGACCAGAAGTGGTTCGACTTTCACCGCGAACCTCTCAGCGAGTATGCGGCAGCCGGTGGACTTGTCGTGACGAACGTCACTGCGATGTATGAAACCCGCATTCCGTGGGTAATGACCATGCGCCGCAGGCTCAAAGGCGTACACCATGACGCCCTCGGATGGAACCTCAACACCGGCAGCGTGGCCATGAATCTTGGGCTTATTCTTGGAGCCAAGACGATCTACCTGCTGGGCTTTGACCGCTGGCATAAGAAGGGCCAAGGCAACTGGCACGTCAATACGCTGGATACTCCGACCGACAAAATCTACAGCGACATGAACTACGCGGAAACTTATGCGGCCAAGGATTTGAAGAACAAGTTCCCCGACCGTCAAATTGTCAATGTCACCGACAGCAGCAAGCTTGACGTGTGGCCGAAGGTGCCGGTGGCCGAGTTCTGGGCGGCTCGACGCCCTGAAAGGAGTTATCAATGCAATACGCAGATGAGATTGCAGCCCTCATAGGTGCTGCTTACGTAATTGCACGAGTGATTGTCACCCTGACACCGACGCCAAAGGACGACGCCTTGTTCAAGACATGGAGCGGGCGCATCCTACTGATCGCGAAGGTGGTCTTTGGGCTCGACCCGAAGCAGGGCTTACAGAAGCGCGGTCCAAAATAAGGAAAGGATTGCATCATGAAATGGTTACTGAGAATCGCAGTACTGGCGGTGCTGACTCTGTATCCGCTCTGCACGGTAAGCCACGCGCAGTTGACGATATGGGGGCTGGCCAGTGACGAGGACTTGAACAACCCCGGCTCGGCGGTGACAACGCGGTTCGGCTACCAGATAGGCCAGCTTGAGCCTTTCGTCGGCAGCGTGTGGTATAATGACTACCCCACCGACCCCGGCGAACAGGAGCCGCCGCAGGTACTGGAAGTTGGTGTACTACTGCATCTGCCAGACCTGATTGATTCCAACTCGCCGTTCCCGTTGTTGCCGGACATAATACTTATGGCAATCCCTGAAGGTGCGGACGCCCGGCCTTATTTCGGCCCGTGCTTCACTGTGAATCTGCTCGACAAGGATTCAGGCAAGTACGGGCTGAAGGCTGGCGTTGAATACAAAAAATCACCCGACATACC